TACTTCGCATGGGCTCCGCTTGCTTTCTGCGCGCCACTTGCATCAACCCTCCAGATCTTGATCCCCGGAACTACGCCATTCATCGCAGAATATGTGAGATCAGAAATTGCGTACTCTCCAAACAGCGTCTCTCCATTGTAGGTCTGAAGCGTCAACGTTCCTGTTTTCGAGGCTTCGCCAGCCAGCATCAGACTCCATGCAATCGGCACATGGATCTCCCTGGTTGCAACCCCGGCTGCAACACTCACCCATCCAGAATCCATTCCAGCTCCGAAGTTCAACCTGAACTTGTGCGTGAAGGTCGCTCTCTCCGCACTGATCGTCAAGGTGATGTCTTCTCCACCCATGAACGAAGTCTTGCTCAAAGAACACGTAGATCTGCCAATGTGGAAATTACCATTCACCGTCACGTTGTTCGCGGGCATCGTAAACACATTATTCACCACACTTACCTGCTCTGATGTCCAATTGTCGAATAAGTACCCATTGTTCGGAGTTTGCGAAAGCGTAACGCTCTGCCCAACTGTCGCAGTTTCTCTGCTTGAAGAAACACTTCCTCCAGCAGACGGATTTGCGGATACCGTAACGGTATAATCGATTGCAACGAAATTCGCGGTCAATGTCACATTACTTGCCGGCATAGAGAACTTGTTGCTCGAAATTGTAACAGAAGGAGAACTTGTCCACCCGGAGAAAGTATAACCAGCGGATGCTGTCGCACTCACGGTGATTTGATCCCCGTAATACCCGGAATTCGAGCTCACAGACGCCGTTCCGCCTTTTCCGACAACAAGAGTGACACTGTACAGATCATGGACAAAGTTTGCCGTTACAGACGCATTTTCGTTCGGCATCGTGAAGGTTGTAGACGCACTGCTTACATTTGCAATCGTTCCAGCAGTCTTTGTCCATCCGGCGAACGAATATCCCGTTTCTGCCGTTGCCGTAATTGTTGCCTGGTCACCACAATGTATTGGCGTAGAGCTCGAAGAAACACTTCCTCCCGTTTCGGCATTCAAAGTGAAATCCCATTCGTACTGCCTGAAATTGGCCGTAATTGTGACATTGCTCGCAGGCATTGTGAATTTCCCATTCGTGATCGTAACAGACGGGTCGGAAGACCATCCGGTAAACGTCCACCCCAATGTTGGAGAAGCGCTGACAGCAACCTCGTCCCCATAGTTCGCAGAAGATCTGTTCAGCGTTATCGTTCCGGCTCCCGAAGGACTTGCAACACCACCAACCGTGTAATTTACCTTTGAGAAGCTCGCGGTAACGGTTGCATCTCCGGCAGGCATGGTAAATGTAGTAGACGCGGAACTTGCACTTGCAACTGTTCCGCCAGAACACGTCCACCCCGTGAATTGATAACCGGTCGCGGGAGACGCAATAATGGAAATTGAATCCCCGTAATTTGCGGTAGTTTTGCCAAGCGTGACCGTTCCTCCGGCAGAAGGAGATTCAACCTTTGATAATATATAATCGATCTTCTCAAATGTGGCCGTAAGTGTTGTAGCTCCCGCGCCTGCTGTAAATGTCGTCGATGCAGATGTCGCATTCGCGATCGTTCCGCTTTGTCCGCTCCCCTTCGACCACCTTACAAAACGATACCCGGTTGCCGGCGTCGCTATAATCGGAATGGATGCCTGGTATTTAACGGAAACGCTACTACTTGAAGATCCATTAAGTGTAACGCTTCCGCCGCCAGAGGGAGAAATGGATCTTGATATTGTATAGCTTTGCTTTGCGAACGTTGCCGTGATTGTTACAGCACTGTCCGGCATCGTGAACTTATTGCTCGAAATGGATACACTCGGACTGCTCGAATAACTTGAAAACTGATAACCGGTCGCAGGAGATGGCGAAAGCGTGACCTGCGTACCTTGCGCCGCAGACGTTGGGCTTGCGCTCAGCGTGCCTGTGCCAGAAGTTGCCACCTTGCATGTAATTGCATTTGCGATGCTCGCGGTACCTACAACGAGCTTTCCGGCCTCAATTGTGAACTGACATGTATGATTGAATGTCGTAATCCCTCCTCCAGCCGGAGATTTTGACAGCAAGATTCCAAGCGTTTTCCCGGCAATGTTTTTGTTTGTATGGGAAAAAGTAGAATTGATGCTCCATGTGAAAGTTCCTGCGGTTGCGATACGTTCAAACTCATGCTGCGCAATCAGAAACTTGTTTGTACCGGAGGAATTCTCCGCGAGATACATGTAAACGGTCTGCTTAACATAAGGCCATTGCTGGGTTCCTTCCGATGCCTTGTTCCATGTGATTGAGAAAGATGCCTTAATAGATCCGCTCCCAGAGACATATTGCCCGGAAGGAATGGTAATAACATTCCCCTTCCACGTATACTCCCCGGTTCCAGTTCCGTCATAGATATGCATGTTTGTTGCGGTGATTTTCGAGGAATTCGATACGCTGCCCACGAAACATCACCACCTTACACTTCGACTGTTGCCATAGAAACCGCACCACTGCTTGTTACAGTTACCTTGTTGTTCGCCTTGCTTACCGTGATGTTTGTGCCTTTGTGGATCACTCCATAGCTTCCGTTTGCGACCAGCACAATTGCACCATAGGTTGCATCGTTCATGTCCCCTCCGTTCGGGGATGCATAGATCCAGGTAACTTTCTGATCCGACGTACAATCGACCTCGACAGAAGTGGTGCTTGTGTACCAATTCCTTGTACACTCAATAACATTCGAAATGACCCCATCGATCCGATCAATCTCTTCTTCGAATTCAGACTCTGTAACATATGCAGATGTGCTGACAGAGATCGACATGTTGCTCGTGTTGGACACTGCGATAAATGTGCTGAAGTTGATTGCGAAATCCGGGAAATCCGATGAATCGGGAACGATAACCCCGGTCGAATCCTGCATGAGTGCGAAGAGCTCCGGATCTCCATTGTCCAGCGTCGCAAATATGCCGACTTCCTTCATGGTATAACCACCAGAATAAGGCCCAATCTTGATTCGTACCCGGAGTCCATCTGTTTCAACTCCACCAGTCAAAGATCCTGTTGTCTTTGCTGCATTCAGAGCGGTTGCGGCCTTCATATCAACCGTGTTCCCCGTTCCGGTCTGTACTCCTGTGAGGACAAGATGACCGCTATTGAGCGCGGACGCGATCATTTCCTCTCCCCTATTTGTTACAACTCCTGCCCACGCCATCAACCATTCCCCCTCGCAAGATCAATCACGTTCTCATACTCAATGCCCGTAACCTCAAACTGTACATACGAACTGATGTTCACATCTTCCATCATGACATTTACGGTCTTTCCGATTCCTGCCGGCACCAGATATACATTGTTTGCATACATCATTTGCGCCAGCTCTTGTGAAACTTCTCCAACCTGAATTGTTACACTCCCGTCAACATTATCCCTGTAGGAAACATTCATTGTATTTTCGAGAACGTTTGCATATACAGATGCCGCATCGGAATTCTCACCGTTCCATGACTCCTGTGCGATTTTCATTTGAACCATAACGCTGTATTCATCATCCGTCATGCTGGATGTACCATTCTCCCGGACATAAGGCAACTCCCGGGAAACACCAATCAACTCGCCAAGTATATCGAGCTGATCGCCAACAGCTTCAGATGCACTAAACGCACTCGTGTTCTGCACTGTTTCCTGAAGATCCATAACAGGAGTGAGAACGGCCTCAAGAAGTTTCATATAATTCGAATCTTCGTATTGCTGGGTGGTTTTGTTCCAGATCTGCCTCGAATTTTCGGAGGAGATCAAGTCCAAATATCCATAGATGTCCATTCAATCACCTCACGCACTCACAATCCCGCTGACATCAATATCGGAGATCTGATCAATGTAAAGCCTTTCTTTCCATCCACACGTGATCTCCGTTGTCTGTGCGCTCCCGGAACCCTTTGCTGCAGTAACGTTCGTGACCGCGAACCCGGATGCGGTTACAGACGAATATATCACGGCGTACAGACGGTTTATCGTCAAGCTATCCCCAATGTCGAAAGAATTGATATATTCCATGATTGCATTCTGTATCGATTCTTTCAATGCGGGAATGTCAATCTGCGCATTGTAGACCGTGCCAACAATTGTTGGAAGAACCTTGCTCATTGTCGGACGGTCAAACTTGATAACGGTGGAGTTTCCATAGGAATCCATGATTGTTTTTTCAACAGCACCATTTGTACCAATCCCCGGAGATTTCGCATTAAAGATCGTCTTTGCGATCTCATCTGCATCCCCACCCTCTACAACGGCATTGATCGTGTGCGCCGGAATGGAATACTCATCTGTCGAGCTCGTATCATTTGTTTTGACAATAACCCTGGTAACGTCATCCAGCACAGCAAGAGAATCCTGAATAGATGTATATGTCGTGTTTGGCCTTGAAGAAAGCGCACGGAGCATTCTAAGCCTCAATGCAGTATCGGACTCCGTATCTTCGCCAACGGTGCCTACCGTGAAATTTTCGACCTCTGTCCACCCGGGAATCGGATCATAGATCGAATCAATGAACCCCTCCGTAAGCTGAACTTCTCCCGGTTCGTCCCGGATCACGCCTACGGTGCCTGTTTCACTTGCAATTGTGCAATCCTCCGTCGTAGACCAGGTAATCCCGTCTTCACCTACAACCTTTGATCCAGCCGGAATAACGGTGTCATCTGTTCCAGTAACGGTGATGACCGCTTCCGCATACTCTGCCGGCCTCCTGGTAATCCCAACAACCGTGCATAAGACATCCAACGAGTCTCCCGTTGCGTAATACGGGCTTCTCGAGTTATATGCATCCACAGCAAGCGAAGAGAAATCATCCAATGCCCGGGCTAAAACGGACAGGAATTGATAATCCTTCGAATCCTCCCCAAGATACACGTCATCCCCAAAGACAGATCTGTATTGCTCCTAGAGCATATCCAGTACCTCGTCATATGTCGGCACATGGATTCCGTCCGCATCAATACTCGGTTGCGAGTATGCCATCAAGCGTCACCTCCACTTCCTCAACTTCTTCACCTACGCTAATCACACAACTATATACCAGCTCTCTTCCCTCAACCTCTATCTGCGCGTCCTCAACACTACCAACACCCTCTGTGCCAGCGATGTAAGAAGAGATGTACTTTTCAAGCATCTGCATGTTCTCAACCCTGACTCCATCTGCAAGAAACTGTGGTATGCGAAATCCGAGTTCTTCATCCTCCCACCATTCTCCGAAATAAAACAAAAGCCGTTGCTTGACAACCTGCGCAACAGCCTTTGCCCCGGTAAGCATTTCGGAGAGATAAGAGATCGGCATCATATCTCCATTTTCATTAACGGGACGAACAATCATATAACCACCTCAAAACTCTAAATAATATACACGAACAGTAACAGATGTACTCGGAACAGGAACAAATTGAGTGCCAGAAGTCCTGTTCATTACCTTTACATACCAGTTTGTTCCATTGTAAAATGTAATCCCAACATATGAAGCAGAAAATGATGCTGTTACCATCGCATGCTCTGGAATGGTTGTCCCAAGCGAAAGATTCCCCGTAGAAGAAGTTGTCCCTGTAACTGTGAACGTTTTAACAAATCTATCTACAGACCCGGCTCCCATACTTTTTCCCCCCCCCTTATGTGGTTGTAACTGCTTTCGGATTAACGAACATAGGCCGTATGGTCTGCGTTGTAGTAGAACCGCCATAGTTTGTAATCTGAAAATACCCACTGAAAGTTTCCCACTTCAATTTTACAGGCGGCTTATTTTCTGCGCTTGCAGAGAAATTCCACTGAACCAACCTATGATTTGCTGTCATACCCGTCATGTAGACGGTCAACGGAGAACTGTCCACGCTCGGGATGCTTATCGCCGAAGACGGGATCAAAACCATGTTCTCGACAGAAGATGCGTTCAATCCTGAATCGGTTAAATTCCCGGAAGAGTTCAGCCCAGCGAGATGGCCGTTTGTTGCACTTTCTACTTTGTCCGCCTTTCCACTTATGTCCTGATGCTGGGTAAGAAAATCTGAAGCCTTTTTCCCGCTGTCAGTAAGGTTTCCGTTTGCGTCAAGACCAGCAAAATTACCAGCGGTAGCTCCGGAAACTTTGTCTGATTTTCCGGACACTGTGTTTGTCAGCGAGTTTATGGCATTGATCAGAGCATCATCATTCAGAACGTTTGTGCAGTTAATATCGACCACAACGTTGGTTAGCCCGACATTGAAGTAGGAGTTCCCTACAATCTTTACGTCCCCGCAGTAAGAAAGATGAATCCCGGCGTATCCGTGGTTTGCGTTCGTGTCGGGGTTAAGTATCTGATTACCAGATATGATGATCTGATTCGCTTTTGTCGATGAGTCGTATCCGCTGATCCTTATGTTTGCATATGTCTCGTTGCTTGTTTTAGAACAGGTACGGATAATATTGTTGCAGATCGAGATCGTCTTCGTCTCGTTTGCATAAGAAGGTTTTCTGAAGAAGATGTTTTCTTTCTGTGTATTCTCGAAGATATTTTCCGCAAACAGCATGGCCGTGCATCCGTCGCCACAATACACATTGTACTCAGGACCATGCCCACTATCCCCATCTCCATCGAAATGGTTTCCGATAAACCGGCTCGTTCCTCCCTCAAGGTACAGATTCGCGGCATGGCTTCCAATGTTTGTGAAGCACATCCAACTGTCCATTGTTCTCCAGCCCCACATGATCCCCTGAAGCAAAGAGTCCTTGAAATCGCACCACAGAACCTTGTTTAGGTTGCCCATGTCGTTCCTGTGTTCCTCGGGAAAATTGAGTCCGTCATCTCCGGTCCCAGTGTCATAGTTCAGCAAAAGTGAATGTTTGTAAACCCAGTTTGTCCGAACCCTCTCGATCCGTCCATAATGAAGCCAGACATTGATCGCATTGCCATGATGCCCGTTTGAATACACGCTATAATTCGTGATACGGTTCCCGTCGATTGAAAGATCCATAATCCCTGAATTATTGATCGGCCCGCTTACCCGAATAGCATCTATGTCGCATCCATCCGCGATTTTCAATGTGGTTGAGTCCATTCCGCTTCCACACAAGATTACGCTGTCCGCCAGATATACAGTTTCCGTAAGCCAATACGTTCCGTCCGGGATCATGCAATAACTTTTCCCAGCGTCTCTTGCGGCGGTAATAGCATTATTGATCACGGAAGACGCATTGCTGGAAGTCGTTGTCGGATTCTTGAATAACGTTTTGTCGATATAATAAACTTCGGTATCGACATTCTTGACCTCCGCAAACGCTTCCTCGAGCGTTTTCCCGTTTCCAGAGTTCGGAAGACTTCTGATCCCAACGAAAGCAATGCCATCCGAAAAGTCATGCTTTCTGGCTGTAAACGGGCTCGACACGCCTCCATTCTGCCACCACGCATCTATGCAAGAGTCTGCAAAAATAACAAGGCACTCATCCCCAACATTAACATTGTAAGAATAAGCGCCCGGAAACCACACCGGGACATTCAAAAGGATTTGAGGTTTTTCAGAAGAATCACTGTCTCGGATGGCCGGCTGCACATCCACGCATTGATTTTCTTTGTCATATCTAATGACAAAACCCGGAATTGAAACCCTGATCCTGTTCAGGACAGCTTCCTGCTGGATTCTTTCCATCTGCCCCGGTTGCTGGATCACTTCATCGAGCTTCATTTAACCACCATCCATTCCGTCCTTGTCCAGATACACCTCGTTTACCAACATCAATTCTGTCTGCCAATTCCCCTGATAATTGTCCGCATCAATCGATTGGGAAACAAGACGATATCTGTTCCCCCTGAATTCATGAAGCATTCCGACAGGCCACGATTTGACTGTTGCTTTTACAATGCACACCCCATCCGCGAAATGCGGCTCATCGACAAGATCCTCCTCCTCGACAGCAACAATTACTTCAGACCTTCCTTCTTCGACAACATGAAGAACATCTTTCGAAATGAACGCCCTCGCGTGAACGCCCCTGGCCAAAGAAGAAATGCAATCCGCAAGCCTTCCATGAAACGCTTGAGATCGAATAAACCGATCGTCTTTGGCGAGATAACTTCCCATTGTCGCATTCTTGAGGATGTGCCGGATCGTTGTGCTGATCAGAGCACCTCTTCCGACAGTCTGACTTACTTTTGTTTCCCAGAACGATTGTCCGTCCGTTACAGAGATCACAGATACCTGATTGGCACCCTCATAAGTTGTGTAAATATCCTCGACCTCTCCACTGATGAAAACAGCCATTGTTTCGGTGAGGACTCTCAATTCCTTTCTCGATGACAAAAGCGCCTTGTCGGTTTCGCTCATGTTGTACACTTCAACCATGTAATAATCCGGGAGAAGTGTCATGTTCGACTTCCCCCGGATTCTTATCCTATTATCAACAAAAACACGATCTTCTCCGCAATACGCTTCCAGCTTTCGGAGATCATTCATCTACACCACCCCAATACAGGGCAAAATCATCCCAATTTGATTTAGAAGGATTCTCCGTTGAAGGATCGTCCACGGTTGATACGCAGAACATATACCCGATGTTTTTGTGTTCGAACGGAGCAAGAAGGTTTACCATCTTATCTCCGGAAACTATAACCGGCACAAACGTGCAGATCGGGTTCCCCGTTTGCCCATCATAAAGAAAAATGTACCAAAGATCATTTCTTTCGATATACCTGAGCTGGAGTATGACTCTTTTTGATGAGCCGCTTGGGGTTATGTTAATGATCTGCTGCTGCCACAAAAGCTCTTTATCAGGAATTATCTGAAGCATTCGCTCATCCCTCTCCAAACAGCGCTCTGAATATGCTTGGCGTGGACTTCAGCTCCCCGCCGTCCTTTGCTTTTTGCTGTTTTTTCTTTTCTTTTGGCGCATACGCATGCTGGAATATGATTTGCCCACTCCATCCATAAGGGCATGATTCATCCTGATTTACAATAACAGAAGAAATGATCATGTCCACATGAACATATTGCGGAGTAATAACTGCAATTTTCTTCCGGGATTCTTTTAACAGGACGAGCGTTCTTAACGCATCGGCCGAGCGCGTTCCATCAATTGACAACTTGTTCTTTACCGCTTTCAGGGCGTTTGCCATTGAACCAGAGTAAGATGCCGCACTGTCCATTTCGCTTGTGCCTGTGTAAACATCCGACATGGCAACATCCAACGTCAGCTTGTCCGGCTCATTCTTCGCATTGTTTACATACTTCTCTTTGTCCTTCGAGATCTCTTCTTCGATCTTCATGGAGAACTGATGCTGGATCTTTATAACCCCATCAAACAAATATGTTTTCCCTGTCGAAGAATCATAAATACAACACGATTGGGGCGGCACGGTCAGCACTCCTGTTTTCTTTTTCCCCGCCGGCTTTTTAGGCTGATCCGCTTTCCCGCCCGCATACTCAATCTGCAAATAAACATTTGAAAACCTTGCGCTCGTATTGTGAACAGCGGTATCATTCTTGTTCCCATTAGGCTTGTAGGCAAACTTGATGGAAATGGAAGACGCCGACTTTTTAAGCGTAATATTTGCCGAATAGACGCCTTTTGAGCTTTTCAGACGGTTCCCATTTGCAGAAAGAACAGAAGCTCCCGTATTGAGGCCGGATATGTTTGCGATAACCTGTGCTTTTTTTACTGTTGCACCAGACGGAATCTTGTAGGAAACCTTTTTTACGGTTGTCCTGTATGTCGGCGTTCCGGTTTTGAACACATAAACATCTGAATCATCATACGCATAAACATAAACAGGGCCATGCTTCGGTTTTGGCTTTGAAACGCATTGCCAGCTCCCATTGATCGTAAAAGCCGGAATTGCAACCTTGAGAGTTGCCATTACGCATACACCCCCCGAAGAGTTTTAACAAGATGCCTCTCTGCTGCATCATATGCCGCCGATCCGATTTCTTTTCCATCTGCGCCAGTTGCATTCACATAGATCGTAACAGGCGCGGACACATTGAATGTGCTTGTTCCTCCAACCCCTCCGAGAACAGAATCCATAGAACTTCCGAATGTCCCAGCAGAAGCGGAAGAACCAATTCCAAACCTTTCGGCTATGCTCTGTACGGCGCCAAGACCCATTTCATTAAGCATCCGATTGATCAGTGCCATTGCGCGTTCTGGCTTTGTGATAGGAATAATGTATTCAGGGCCATCTTCACCGACAAGATAATGCCCGGCAGACCCGATCCTTCCGCCATATGCCTCCGGCTCTACGATATTGTTTTCGCCGGCATACGGGTTTCCCCCGAACCTATCCCAGGTATTCTCCCCGGCCGGAGTGACAACCGCCGGATAACTTACCGTCAAATTGTTTGCTTCTTTCTGGAGCTCCTCCTGTCCTTTCTTTGCCGCCTCCGTTGCCTTGTTTACCCCAGCGCCAAAGAATGCATCATATTCTGCCTTTCTGCCTTTTTCTACCCATCTGCCATCTACGTATTCATATTCATCTGTGTCCATCGATGCTTGCTGTTCTGCTCTCTCTTCCGCCAGACGTTCTGCCAAATTCCAAAGGTTTTCAATGTTGAATCCCGGAACAGGGGTACCATCTCCGAAGTCAATTCGGTTTTCGCCAATTCCCATGGTTCTTTGCCTTGTGAACCCGAATTGACCAGTCATCACAACATTGTCCTCTTTGTCGATTGACACATCGAATTCCGTGTCTTTGTTTACACCGGGACTTCCATCTTTGTTTGGTCGCATGTAATTGCCAAGATAAGCAACCTGCTCAGGAGTAAGCTCTTTTTCTCTCCCGTTGCTGGACTTCAAGATCCAATTCCCGTTTTCTCCCTTTTCCAGCTTTGAGGTGTTCGGATTGTGGATACCAATTCCAAGGAAGTCGAAAACATCAAGAATCCCAGCGCTCTCAAGCGCATTATATAAAGCGACACTCAGCGCGTCTCCAAGAAGCGCGAAAACAGGCGTTAACCATTCAACTATTTTGTCCCCGATATCTACGAATATTTTCTTTAGTCCACTTTCTCCGTCTGCGCCATAGAGCAATGTTTCAAAAAATGAATGAAGGCCGATCCCACTGCGTTCGCCGGTTTTTTCGTTTATGATTTCACCATCCCAGATCGTCATAAACATGTTTGCGATTTCTTGCGCGGCTTGTTCAAGCTCTTCCTTACTCTCGGTCGTTGCCAGCATTTCTCCGATCGCCGCCGCAACACCAACCAGCAAATTCCCTGACGCGATCCACGAGGCGAGGCCCAAAGAGATTCCATTCCAAATCGGGTTGGACGGCCCCACTTCGCCAAGGGCGGACCTAATAGTTCCGGCTACTCCATCTTCGCTATCTCCAAGGATTGCATGGATAATAGATTTCATAACGGCACCGGCAGTATCGCCAACCACCTCGAAACCAAGCCCAAGAAGTTCGATAACACCACTTATCGCCGTATTAAAATCGCTCTGAAGCTCCTGAGATATTCCGGGAACGATCTGATCCGAAAGCCCCGCTTTAACGATCGCCTCTTCCATTTCGCTGAGTTTGAGGCCGGATTTCTTCGCGAAATCAAGCTGACTGTCGTCCATTCCCATCAGGCCCTTGTAGAGTGATTCGATGACCTTGTTTTTTTCTGTTGTTAATCCGCCTATTGCACCACTAATAATGGACACAATAGGGCTTGCTCCAACCGCGGACAATTCAAGAGCACTGAAGATCCCACTAATAAGGCCATTCTTTCCATTCAATGCAGAAGAAAGATTCGAATCCTTCCACCAATCTTCTTTGTTGAACGCCGTTGCAATTATATTTCCTACGCTTCCGGCAATTTCAGATGCATACTGTCCGCCTGTCGCTATCGCGTTCGAAAAAGCAGTAAAAAGCCTTGAAAGGAGTTGCCCTGTTTTGTCGGGATTGTTCGTGAAGAAATCCACTATTCCGCCGAATATGCTTCCGATAATAGAAGTTTCTCCACTTAACGCTTCTGTTAATGAATTGTTCTGATAAATATAATCACTGACATCCTGAAGTATGCCGGAGATCTTTGTTACGAGCTTTTCTGTTACCTTCCGGCTCTTCTCCCTCGTAGAAAGCGAATCATCTGCCCCAATGTCAAAGAATTCGCCAAAGGCAACACCTACATATCCTTCATCGCCAGGTTTAAGTCCCTTCTCTTTATTGCTTTGCCAGTTATCATAATCGTGCATCACATCGCCGAATATCGTAACCAGCGCAAGCAATCGCCCGAGCGTTCCTCCTTTGATCATAGCGAACGCTCCGCCAATGGCAACGGCAATCGCCTTTATGCCATCAGGGAGCTTGTTTACAAGATCAAAGATGTTCCCCATTGTTTCCGCGATTCCAACAAGGCCCTTTGCAAAGTCCGAAATGAACGTTGCGATTTTTGTGGAAACACGGCTCATATTATCCCTTAACCAGCTTGCACCCTTATTCAGCTTTCCTGTAATACGATCTATCGGCCTTTCGAGGTTCGCAAGCACCTGCGCATTGATCCATTGCGTCGCATTGCTTACCATCGACTTTAGCTTATAGAACCCGGACTGAAGTTCGCGAATACGGCCAAGCGCATTTGACATGTTCGGGAATTCAAGCTGCTTGTTGAATTCAACAAGATCCTTGTAGATCTTATTGAGATTATCATCCTTCTTGATCTCTGAAAGCGTCTTTCCCATTGCCCGCATCGCTTCATTTTCTGCGCGGACAAGATTCACCGTTTTCTTCTGTTTTTTTGCCAGCCTCTCGAGCTCAAACTCCCTCTTTGTTGCGGATTCTATGAGCTTATAAATCCCGGTGGTGATTCCGGCAAAAGCCGCACTAACGCCCAGAGCCTTAAGCCTTGAATTGTCGAGCAACCTCAACAGTTTATTTACGCCCTCATTGTCAATCTCCGCGCCAAGGCTTATAACAGTCTCCATTAACGGATTTTTATTCGACACAGAATCACCCCCGGTTATTTCTTTTCAAGAGCCCTTCTCTCATTCTCTGCCTTGACCTTCATAAGTTCTATGCAGTCCATAAGGTCATCCAGCGTATAGGTTCCGTCCCACAATTCATGCTGACGCCACATTCCAGCGGCAACAGGCGAATAAACCCATCCCTCAAAATTTACACATTCGGCAGGGATGAATTTTGCCGGTTCAGAAACGAAAGCGAGCTCCCTTCTCCGAAAAAACTCCCCAGATTGTATGCGAGAACTTCGTACACAAGGCGAAGCGTAGATCCGATATCATACTCGACATCTTCGTCCCCAAAAGAATTTCCGATAATCACCGGTTGCCACCCTGCCGGATAGAGTACAGAAACCGTCTTCAGACAGCGCATTTCGAAATCGACCATCTCATCATCTGAAAGTTTCGAGAGCGCCTGCGGGATCATCTGAATCAGTTGCTCAGTCCTTCTCCTTGCAACCTCTTCTTCCTTTTCCCCATCTTCTGCCGGAACAAAGATTTCCTGCAGACCATTGTAAACAGGCAGCAGTTTTTCTGCGCAGAACTTAATCAAACAAGATCCGGCCAGCGCATTCATTTTCTTTAACATGAAAGTCTTTTTGTTTCCATTGACTTCCAGCTCGATTGTTTTTTCCGTTTCACGCATTTTTTTATCCTCCTAAAAATCAGTCCCCCTGCCGTGTGTGACAGGGGGACCGTAAAACACATTACTGCGAAACAAGTTCAGCATACAGGAGTTCATACTGCCTGTTGCCGGCCGTCTGGTCATAATTCTCATCCGGCTTTTTCCGCGGAGTAACACCCGAGAACGAATTCGTCCGGTTCATCGCAGAATCCTTCACCACAAGATTCGTCAGAGCGAAGCGCTTTGTGGGGGTGGACTTGCTGTCCAGGTACTTGATCAGCTTACGCATGAACAGATCCGCGCCGGAGTTCACGGGAACTTCGATGGAGATCTGCCCATTCCGGGATACCAGCCGGTTGATAACGGTATACCCGTTCGCCGTAGTGGTATGGGAACTCATGTCCCCGGAATAAGACCAAGAGATCCGGCCGGCGCCCTCATCAGAAAGCACCATCTGGCCGACATCAGGATTCGTAATCGTGGTGTAGGTATCCGCGAGAGAATAAACGCTATATCCCATATTCTACACCTCCATTAAGTCTGAACATTCAGGTTGATAACAATGTTTTCAACCGACCCGGACAGACAGACAATCACGGTAATCGGCATCGCCTTATGAGCCGCACGATCCACATCACTCTGCGTATCGAACGAATCCACGAGCACCATGTAACCATGTTCGATCATATCACCGCGTTCAACGGTGCCGATCGTCATGCCGCGCCAGATATTGTCCGCCAGAATTCCACGGCCATAATAGTCTTCCAGAATTCTGCAGATCTCGCCGACAAACTTGGAAGACGTGGAATCCGTCTGCGGGAGCTTTGTTGCGCTGTTCGCAATCAGATCATAAATGCTCTCCTGAATGTCATTGGAGATCATGTCGGTATAGAGCATTTCGTCATACCTCAAACCGGAGGCAGTAGAACCATTCTCCAGCTTCGCACCAGCTTTCGTCCTGGCAACAAACACATTGCCATTGATTGCCTTGATCGAAGCAACGTCCGTCTGGGAGATATCGGTCGCGGTCGCGGTCGCAATGCCCTTGTAGCACAGACTGAACGGAGCATTTTCCATTGCAGCGGTAAGGCCCATCGCTTCACCCATCAGACCGGCCGCATCATTCACAGCAGAATTGCAGAGCATACCGATCGCACGCTTCGAGCCAGCATCAAACAACGTGGGCATCAGGGCACCGGCGGTCGTAACACTGGACACAGTGCCGGTAACACCATAGAACACCATGCCACGGCCCAGCGCATCAAACGCGCTCGCAATGCCGCCAATATAGGTCTTAATATTCGCGGCGGTTTCATCCGCTTTGGGAATGTAATACAGACCGTAGAATTCAGCGCCTTTGTCAATCGCGTCCGCAACGGCCAGTACAGGGGTATCGGTCGTGGAAACAGCGGTATCAAAGAAGATTACAACCAGCTTCCGCGGAGCAGGATTCGTTCCAAAATACTTCACGGCTGCCGCATAGGTTGCCGTTGTGTCCGCGAATGCCGGTTTCGTGTCCGTCACGCCAGCGAGCAGCTCATCCAGACTGGAATAAGACGCGAACCGGCTGGTCGTGGTCAGAGGCGTTCCGGTGCCAGCTTCAGATGTAAGAATCGCTCCGACATCAAAGACGGTGGAAACCGTGGAAGTCGCCCCGACAGAAACGTTAACCAGCACAACGGGGTTCATGTTAAGCATTTTCCATCATTTCCTTTCTTATGATTGAGTAATCGATATGATTTCGGGCGGCTCCGTAACAGTAGTAACTACATGCTCGGTGACCTCATAATACGCGAGCTCAAGCCGAACATCGCACCGCCTTCGATGAAACGTCCCTTCCACTTCAAAAAGGGAAGTCGGACGTCCTGGCAATCCAATAGGAACGATATTTTTGCTCCGCAGGATCGCCCTCGGGCTTCCTGTCCCGGAATCCCATTGGAACATAGACCAGAATAATTCCGCGTCATCATCCGCATTGCTCCCATAGAAGGTGAGCATACAACTGACGGGAATTGTCTTTTTGATCGCCGTTTTCGTAACATTGTTCGCGGTATTCGTCTTGATATCAATATAATCGAATCCGCTCCCCTGTATCTCACTCAACGCGTAATATACAAGGTTCTTGTTTCTTGGCGCCTGCGGAGTGGTCATATTCTCGACATATGCCGGAATAAACCGGGATGCTGCTTCGGAACTCTCAGGATCGACATTAAAGCAAGCACATAACATCAAGGCAATGGCATCCGAAACGGTCTGAAACCATGCCATTAAACCACCTCCACATCCATAACCCTCGTTGCATACGCAATGGAGAATCCCCATTGAATCCAGTTGTTTACGCGCGTGACGCGATAGCGCTTGTTGTTGTAGAGAATTTCATCTGCTCCGTAAAAAACATTGCTTCCGTCATTCTTCCCACACTGGAAGCCGAACTTCGCATAGATAACAATTGTCTCATTCTCTGTGTCCTCAACTGTGGACGATTGAGAACCCATTTCTTGAGGCTGGATGTTTCCGGTAAGAGGGATGTTCACCTTGCTGACAGTTACCTTTCCAAGCGTTCTCCTGTTCGTTGTCCTGACAAGGACAAACGGTTGAGATCCGCCAACCTCTGGATCATCCAGTATTTCCGTAACATCTGGCAGCAACATTGTTATCACCTCTTTTTTCGAACGGCATAAGTAATGGAATTCAACATACTGCTTGTATCAATCAAGGGCGTGGATGAGCCTTTTCTCCGAATCGTTTCCGGGGCGTTCGGCGCCAAATTGGTTCCCTCTGTGATGTACTTTTTAACAGCATCTCTTCCAATCATACCGGCCTTTTCATACGCAATCTCGCAACTTTCAAGATCCCCGTGAATAAACGCTTCGGCCATGCCCTTTCGCATAACCTGGTGCATTTTTTTCTTGACGTCTTTTTGCGCGAGCGCTGGTTGAAGGACCGGCCGCGGAGGAATGTTGTGCGACGGAACACCGTTTTCATGCAGATAAAGAAGAGAAGAATTCGTCATGCCGTTCTCTCTTGCCACATCTGTTTCTTCGGTAATACCGACATACACTTCTGTTTCCCGAATGAACTTAAACGCCGCGTACATCTGCTTGATCAGTTTGAAGTTTTCCTTGATAGAAACCCCCACTTGATCACCCCTTTACGGGACATACCTTACGCCAGCCGTTGCATTCTTGGCGAGTGTGATCAATTGAAGACCGAATTCGGTCTGTTTCCACTCTCCATAGCCAGTAATGGACGCCAGCGCGGAACCTTCAGATTTCGATACGCTTACTCCACCAACAGACTTGCTCAATGCCTGCGCTGCGACCCCAGAACTCTTCAGAGCCGCCATGCCGCCCATTGTCGGTGCGCCGGATTGCGCCTGCGTGAACGTCTGCGCATACAATGTGAGTTTGTGCGCTATGTACAGCCTTCGGGCTTCCTCTGCGGATTCGAGAAATTCATCAAACCGGAGATTCGATTGATTTACATACTCCGAAAGAACCACATTTGGAATCGCTCCGAACTGCGGATAGAACGCAAGGAATTCACCTGATGTCATTCGGCATCATCCTTTTTTCTTTGCCGGAGTTTTCCTGGTCTTGATCGTAACCGGCGCATCGACAACCTCGACATCATCCTCGATCTTTTTGCCATCAGCTCCGATACCTTCCATTGGATCATTCTCCAGCTTTTTCTGGTTGGAACTCTCTCCAACCTTGATAGATCCATCGCTAACCAGCATCCTGAAAAGCAATGTATTCTTGATCCATTCAGGGGCTTCGACAAACACGCCAATCTTGTCCGGCGTGATACGGAAAAGCGCCCCATCGGGACCCATGAAGTCTGCTGCTACATAGCAGATCATCAGAAAGTTCTTCATCTTTTCCTCCTATTTAAGGGAAAGGGAGCGCGCGAACGCACGCTCCCTACCCACATTAAATACCATCCACGTACAGAACGGTGGTGGGATAGCAGAACTCGACTTCGGAAACCTGCGCCACATACGGAGTGCGGAAAGACAG